CGGCCCTCACGGGCCGGCACGGCTTAGTGCAACTCACTGGTACGGCACCAGTGATGCATCATCGAGAGGAGGTCTTATGACCGGTCCGACTAGGCAGCATTCTGTGCGCACCCGATTCCTAATCCATCAAACCGGATTAGGAAGAGGGCACGTGTATCAGAATGGTGTTCCTATCACTACCTATAACGGTATTGATCTAGTCGGGAGACAGTCTACTGTCTCGGAGTCGCATCCCATCCGATTAATTCGTGATGGGACCACTTCTGACGTTGGTGGTCCTTTTCAGACCACCAAGACCTTTGGTAGCATGTATGAATGTGCTATCTCGGCGAAGGCTGGGAGTTTGAGCTACGCTGGCAACGTAGCTTTTATTCCTACTGGCCTTCCGTCAGATCTTGGCGGTGCAATGGCAACTCTCGCTGCCCCTAGTTCTACGGCTGCTTTGCAGGCGTTAGGGACTACAGCGATAGCCCGTGTTGCACCGACGAACCCACATGCGTCCATGGCCGTTGCGTTAGGCGAAGCCTACCGCGACGGTTTACCTCATGTGATGCCAGCTACCATAACTGGTAGCCACCATCACGGGCCCTCCCGTACTGGGACGGCTTTAGGGGACAGAGCAGACTACGCCCGCAGAGCGGGCGATGACTACTTGAATGTGGAGTTCGGATGGCTTCCGCTCGTAAGCGACGTCAGAAGCATAGCCAAATCGGTTATGAACACTTCTGAGTTACTGCGAGCATATAGCAGAAATGCTAATAAGCCCATCCACAAGAGGTACGACTTCCCGGATCAATCCACGGTTACGTCGTCAGGGCAGCTAGCTTCACTGCTGCCTGTTCTGACGACGCAGTTTTACCGTGGATCGTCAACGCCAAACCAAACAGTGAATGAGGATCAAGTCAAGACCAGGAAGACCTGGTTCGTGGGATGTTTCGTCTATCCAGACCTAATCGGTGGTTCCGATTGGGTGGAGGACTACTACCACAAAGCCAGTTACCTTTATGGTCTCGACCTAAATCCTTACACGCTGTGGCAGTTGGCGCCGTGGACCTGGCTCATTGATTGGTTCACCAACGTTGGTGACATTATTAAAAATGTCACTAACGCTGCAATCAATGGGCTCGTGCTGCGGTACGGGTATGTGATGGAAACCACCACTGTCACTCGTACTGCGACCGGGAAGAAACCCATCATCTTTGATGCTGGGCCTTCCATTAACGGTTACGGCTACACCTATGGTGGAATCACCAAGGTAAGAGTCGGGGCAACACCTTTCGGATTTGGGGTGAATTTGAGTACTCTTACTCCAACCCAAATCGCGATTTTGGCTGCATTGGGTATTACACTCTTTTTGTAGCCAAAGCACTGAGCCGATCCCCCCGACCGGGGGGTTCGTCCGTTTGCGCGACATAACCACCGTCGTGCATGCCCTCGCCGAGGGCAAACAGTCTGGAGTTCGCTATGTCTTTTGCTGACCCACAAAGTGTTACCATCGGAACGACACCTGGAACGGTGTCGCTCCCGCGTACTGGTTCCGGCGTGAACACCGGAGCTTTTACGTCGAACGATGGTACCACCGACGTCCTGGTCTCTCACCAGTATGGTAAGAGGACTCGGCGTCAGGCTCGTATCGACTACAAGAAGATCGCTCCGAACCCGCTCATCTCGTCTGAGAATATCCAGTTTTCGGCCAGTGTTTATCTGGTCGTGGATCTTCCACAGACGGGCTTCACGGTTTCGGACGCGAAAGACCTGGTGGTCGCTCTGACCACTTGGTTGACGGCGTCGACAAATGCCAACACCGTCAAGCTTCTTGGAGGCGAAAACTAGCCTCGGTCGTGCATCATAGCTAAGGATCGTACACCCCCGATTAAACGGAGGAACGATGAAAAGCCTGATGCAACTCTGGCAAACGGTACTCGATGATGTGAGTACTGGATGTTGCACTAGCACTGACCATGACCTCAAAAAGGCCATGGCCCGTTTCAAGCACGAAGGAGAATCGTTTTTGACGATTACTCTGACTAACTTTGGTGGCGACTTCCAAAAAAGTCTAGACCAAGGTTTTGTCGATCCCTGCCATTTCCTGGGATTTTCCCGGAAAGGTGGTCTCCCCCGATTTCTCGGAGGTTTCCTGGATCTCGTGTTTGATCGTGCAACCGGACGGTTGCTCGATGTTCCATCGATAGATGCTATCTTCGCCATTCGCCAGCTAACGCTGATGTTTGGAAAGATCTTACTCCCCTGCTCCGAGGAGCGGGTAAGTAAGGCTATCGATGGTTACATTGTGTGTGAGCAGGAAATCCGAGAAACCGATCTGAATGTGGGCGAGACTAACCTCCTCGCTTTCAAACGGATATCTCGGCTTCTCTTTGCGGACATTTTTGCCAAAGTAGACCATTTGGTCTATCAAAACAAGCTTGTCCCAAAGCACGGTCCCGGATCCACCGCTGAGAAAGTACTTGGTAACTCTAAGTACGTTCAAAAGCAGTGGACGGCTAGGCTGGAGAGTATCTTCCCCTATGGGGAGTATGCTATTCCATCCTGGAGATACTTCGAGTATCTCGACTGCGTGGATTTCCTCGAACCCGGTCAGGAACTTCCCGTAAGGGTCGTCACTGTACCTAAAACGCTGAAGACACCCAGAATTATCGCAATTGAACCTGTGTGTATGCAATATACACAGCAAGCAATTGCAATAAAGCTGGTCCAATTGATCGAACAGGATAGCATCCTCTCTAGATTAATTGGATTTACTGATCAGACTGTCAACCAAAGGTTGGCCTGTCAAGGATCAGTAGATGGTCATCTTGCAACACTAGATCTTAGTGAAGCATCAGACCGTGTCTCCAATCAGCTCGTACGTCTTCTGTTTGCTAACCATCCCTTCCTCGCGGAAGGTGTGGATGCTAGCAGGAGCCGGAAGGCTGATGTGCCTGGTCATGGCGTTCAACGCCTGGCCAAGTTCGCGTCTATGGGTTCAGCGCTGTGCTTTCCCGTCGAAGCTATGGTGTTTACAACACTGTGCTTCTTGGGGATCGAACGTGCGCTCAACCGCCCGTTGACCAAAGAAGATGTTGTATCCTTCTTTGGGCAAGTGCGCGTCTACGGAGATGATATTATTGTCCCCGTAGATACAGTGCGTAGCGTCGTCAGCACGCTCGAAACTTTTGGGTTTCGAGTTAATGCTGGCAAGTCTTTCTGGACTGGAAAGTTCAGAGAGTCCTGCGGTCGGGATTATTACGCCGGCTCTGACGTGACTTTAGTCAGGGCCCGCCGCGTTTTTCCGACACGACGCAAACACGTTTCTGAGATCGTCTCGCTGTATTCCTTACGCAACCAGTTCTATAAGAGCGGGTTGTGGAAGACTGCAGCATATCTGGACAACATGATCGTAGGCCTAGGTCTACCTAATCCTGTTGTTCTGGAGACGAGCTCATTGCTAGGTCGACACAGCTTCTTGGGTTACGAATCCAAGAGGATGCATAAGACCCTGCATACACCTCTAGCTAAGGGGTATGTGGTGCGCGCCGTTGTTCCTCCAAGTCACTTGGAGGGGCACCACGCCTTAACAAAGGTGTTCCTTACCAGCGGTGTTTTGCCGAACATCGACAGGAACCACCTGGAACGTGCTGGACGTCCCAAGCGCGTCGACATCAAGCTTGGATGGACCTCCGCGGTTTAGACCGCGGGGGTGGTGGGGACTCTCCCCACCAAACCGGGCAATTGTAC